TCGTGCTGGCCCAATGCTTGAAACTGTTGGCCCAGAAATGCCTTCTGCGGAACAAGAAACAGCACCTATTCCATCTCTCATGGAATACGAGGCTGAAATGAAAGCCCGTGGGCTAATGTAAGGGGCGCAAGATTGACCCTCTTACCCTTCTGGCGATGGCAAATGGCTGTGTCGCAGCTATTCGCAAAGGCTGTGAACTCTATAAAGAGGTCAAGGGAACTGTTGCCGCAGCCCAAAAGACTGTTAAAGAGGTCACGGCTATTGCTGAAGAAGTGGGTGGCTTCTTTGGGTTCTTCAAGAAGAAAAAGCCCAAGCCCACAGCAACTCCAGTTGCTCCCAAAGCAAAAAAGGCAGAGGCCGAAATTTGGGATGAAGGTAGAGTTGTGGCTGATCTGGCGGCGAATCTGTCTCAGTTCTTCAAGGTTCAGCAACAGCTTGCAGACCACATTCGAGAAGAAGAAGAGAAGTCTAAGACTGTTTATGACCCAAATCAAAACATCATGGAAGCGGCTCTAAACAGAGAGTTAGCCAAGACGCAGTTTGAGAAGTTAGCCAAGGAGATTCGAGAGATTATGGTGTATCAGTCACCCCCAGAGTTGGGGAACTTGTATACACGGGTTAATGCAATGCGGGTTCAGATCATTGAAGAACAAGAAGAAGCAAGATTGGCCCAAGAGAAGAAACAACGAGAGGTTGAATGGCAACGCAGAAAGGTAATCAGCGCAATCCAAGACAAGGCAATCTACGGGGTAGCTTGTTTAGTATTCGTCCTGTACCTCCTCCTGTTCTTCAGCCTTCTAATAATGGATCGAAAGGTACGATGGGGTTTCTAGTCGCATTAGTTGCTATGGTGCTGGTCTTTGTCCTACTGCTTCCGCTGATAGGAAGCATTTACTATGACACATTGGCGGCACAAAGAGAGAGCAAAATGCAGATTGAGCGCATGGAGAGACTGCGCCAACAGTTAGAGTACGAGCGTCAACAACTAGATAGGCAACGCAATGAATCAAAATAAATTCCTGTGGGGCGTGATTGTTGTATCCATTGCGGTGATTATTTTTCTGGGTGGATGTGAAGGTGTTTAAGTTAAAATGCAAAATGCCAAACGGCGGGAACCGAATGGCATTTCTAACCAACACGATGAAGGAGCATCAAATGGCTGAGAAAATTTTATCACGAGATAGATTGTGCGAACTGCTAGAAGTTGACACAGAAAATGGCATCTTTACTTGGCGGCACACAATGGGTGGTAGGGCCAAGAAGGGTCAGCAAGCTGGAGTGGTTAGTGCAAATGGATATGTTTATATTTGCATAGACCAAAAAGATTATTTAGCTCATCGGTTAATATGGCTCTATGTTTATGGCTATATTCCATCATTGCAAGTAGATCATATAGATAGAAATAGGACAAACAATAAACCAATCAATTTGCGACTTGCAACGCAAAAACAAAATAGCGAAAATATGTTTCGCGCAAAAACTAACACCACTGGATTTCGAGGAATTCATTTTAACAAAAAAGCAAAAACGAATCCTTGGCAATCACACATCACTCATAATTATAAAAAAATTCATTTAGGAAATTACTCAACAATTGAGGAAGCTGTAGCATCAAGAAAATTGGCAGAGAACTTTTATTTTACTCACCACGTAGCATTATGAAAAAATTAAAATTTGCGGCTTTTTTTATTTTTTGTCTTGTTGGCTGTAAAGATACTTACCGATATGTTTGCCAAAATCCTGATAAATTTGACCTGCCTGAGTGCCAAAAGCCCAGATGCTTGTTCACCCAAACATGTCCTGAATACCTTGTAGCACCTATCTTGACCACGAAAATTGAACCCCCAAAGGTTGAAGAAAAGAAGGCCGATGATGACAAAAAGTAAATACACCCCAGAAGACTTAGAAGTTCGCATTTGGGGCTTTGTTGTGGTGATGATTACCATCATTTTGTTTGGCATCGTGATCGCCCTTCTCTACTCAGTTACTTTTGTAACTCAGCCCATCAAGAGTATGGCTCCCATCGATCAAGCCTATACCAAGATGTTGAATGACATTGTGTTGTTGATTGTTGGTGGCATTGGCGGCATTGTTGGTAAACGGGCTGTGGGTGCTGTGACAAGCACAACGCCTGCCCCTCAGATTTCAGCGCCTCCTACGCCTGTTCCTGCCCCTCCTAGCCCTCCTGCAACCTCTACCTGGACTTCTCCCTCTGGCGCTTTGCCTGTTTGGGTGAATCCTCCTTTGGATGAAACCTGGACACCACCGCCTCCTCCTACAACGCCACCAAACCACCTTGAGCATGACTCTGTGCGGGAAGAAATCGCCCTTGCTCGCCAAGAGGTGAAGAATGCTTAACCCCTATTTCATTATTGGGGCAATGATTGCTGTGGGTGGCGCCTACGGCTATGGGCATCATGTTGGATGGGGTGATCGTGACGCTGAGATGCAAGTTGAGATTGCCAAAAAGAATGAAGAATCACGGGAAAAAGAGCGTGAACTTGCCCAACAATTGAATGACCAATCAACCAAACTTTCGGAGGCCAATAATGTCATCAATCAAAAGCAGTCTAGTCTTGATCGCGCTATTCGTGATGGTCGGTTGCGCCTCCCGTCCACAAGTTGCGTACAAGCCCCCACAAATGCCCCCACTCCCACCGGAGATCAGCCAAAAGAGAGAAGTGAACCTAACCGAGAGGTTTATGAAACTTCTGACTCCGACAGAGCAACCCTTGCAGCAATCGCCGAAATCATCGCCCAAGGCGACAGAAACACCGCGCAATTAAACGCTTGTGTGGACAGTTACAACAAAGCAATGGAGATCATCAATGGTAACAAGTGACCAACTAAAGAAACTCCACATTGGTGCTGAGTGGGTTGATGCACTCAATGAGACCTTTGGCAGATTCAATATCTCCACCAAACGCCAACAAGCTGCCTTCATCGGTCAGTGTGGACACGAATGCGGACACTTCAAGACATTGGAAGAAAACCTAAACTATCGTGCTGAGACTTTGATGAAGCTGTGGCCTAAGCGGTTTCCAACGCTTGATTTTGCTAAACAGTACGAGAAAAATCCGCGAAAGATTGCAAATTCTGTTTACTCGAATCGTATGGGCAACAGAGATGAAGCTAGCGGGGACGGGTATCGATTTCGCGGTAGAGGTTGCATTCAGCTTACCGGACACGCTAACTACTTCCATGCCGGACAAGCACTCGGAGTAGATTTCGTGATGGAACCCGATCTAGTCGCCACACCTAAATATGCTGCACTCACTGCCGGATGGTTTTGGTCTACACACGATTGCAACCGTCTTGCGGAGGAAGCAAATTGGACGGGTCTCACAAAGAAGATCAACGGCGGGACGATAGGGCTTGACCAACGCATAAACGAAACCAATCAAGCCTTATCGGTCTTGTGACGCTTGACCATTCTGAGGACATTCTCATGTGAGATGAAGCGATGCCCGTTATAGCACTCCCTTCGTCTGACAAGCATATTCTCCTCAGTTTTGGTGTGTTGAACAAACGAGATTGCTTTGCACTCGGGACACTTCATGCCGGAGTTATTCGTACTCTTAGGATTCATTGAGGGCAAGCCAAACCATAAAACAGATAAAAAGAACAGCTAGAGCGATTCCTAAGAACCCCAAAGCAAAGATAGTGAAGATCGTCTCAATCACATCACACCCCGCATTTCCCAACCCAATAAAAAGTAATTCCATCGGGTAGTCATGTTCTGATTGGTGAATTTCTCACCGTCCCACACAAGTTCTGATTCAGCATAACCTTTGCCCGTCATGAGGGCTATGAATACTTTTCGTGCTTTCATGTGTTCTCCCTAAGTTTGAATTCGACCTTACTTTCAACAAATGCTTTGGCGACATCAAAAGCAACAACAATAAAAGCAAGCGGAACCATTACCCAGACAAGCGGTATCAAAATAAATTTCATGTGTTCTCCTTTATGCCGTGTGCGGCTTCGATGGCTCGGGCAAACTTCATCCAATCGAGCGACGGCTTGTACCAAAGGTCTGCTAGTTCATCATGCGTCAGCGGCTTGCGTTGTGGTGGGGCGGTGTAAAGGGGTTGCACAGGGTCGTTATCTAACGGCTTGTCGAAACAAAGATACCTTTCTCCTATGCTGTCTGTTGATAGCCACGCCACAGGCTCTTGCTCAATCTCTTGCCCACGGCGCTGTGTCTCACGCATGGCGTGGTCTATGTATGCATTAATTTTCTCAATCTCTGGAGCGTTGGCCTGTTTAATGCGCTCACGCTCTGCCTCTGCCACCAGCTTTGCAAAGGCTAAAAGTGATTCAATATAAATGCCATCAAGATGAGGGCGCATACCAATCAATCCACATTCTTGTGCCATCTCAATGATTTCATCTTGTGTCATGCTTCTTCCTCCAGTGGTACATCACGCCATTCGCCACGATTGGGTGATGGCAAAGTGTTTCCATCTTTGTCGGTGATGTGTACTGCCAGCACAATGTTTTTGTCTTCCCACCATTGCTGAAGAATGCGAACTCTGTGCGGCTCTATGAAATGCTCGCCATTGTGTGAATAACTATCTCGCTCAACATATCTAAATTTTGTTGTGGGTGTCATTTTTTCATTCCTCTCACATAAGCAGTAAACGATTGAATAGTGTCTTTGCCAAACGCTAGAGTGCATTTCTCAATGTGTTGGGCGACTTCTTCAATCACTTCATTCCTAGCGTTGTTCTCAACATAACGCATGATCTGGTGTTTGCGTGAACCTTGAAGACCCCAATCGCCTTGTCTGCGACTGAGTTCATCAAATGCTTCATCTTCAGGTTCTTTCATCTGCAATCTCCTGATCGTTACGCTTGATTTCATGCTTCAGGTATGCCAAATCAGCATAGGACAACTCATCAGTTATGTCCTTAATTTGCAGGTTAAAGCGCATCCACTTGACTGTTTTCTCGCAGTATGCGATTAAGCCAACAGAATCATCTGCTTCATGCCATTCATAATCAACTTCAATGCGGTCAATGTCTGGATTGAAATCATCGTCTACCCAATCAAAAGGCACAAATTCAATTGTTTGCATCATTCACTCCTATCTGTTCAATGTCTTGTGCGGCAAGGAGAGCATCCAGGGCCACAGATTTAAGGATTACAAGGGCGCTCTCTGGCAAGGATGGATTGAGAGCCTTGTGAGCCTCTACATCCTGCCAGAAAGCGTTTAAACGGGTTGTTTGTTGTTGGTTCATGCGTCAATTCTGCCTTGTCTGACAGAGATTGGAATAGGGATTTACCCTACCTTACGCATAACCCTTTGTAGCCGCCCAGAAACGCCTTTACGGGTTCCAATGACTTCGATAAAGCCTTTGTCAATCAGCGCCTTGTATCGGGCTGTGACAGAGGAATAGGGCAGAAATGGCAGTTTGGCAAGTACATCATCTGAGATGCAACCATCTGGGCCATAGGCTGCAATGGTTTCATAGACCAAGGACTCCATCTTTGTGGTGTCGATTGCCTGTGCTGCCATGTGAGAAGTGGCAGGGTCTTCTTTGCGAGAGAGTTTGAATGCTGGTGTTCCAAAGAACTTTTCAACCATGCCATCAAACCAAATGTTGCTTAATTTTGTCATCATCAACTCCTATTAAATGGGGCCGCAGCCCCGTGAGGTTTATCAGAAAGGGATTGAATCGCTATCCATGTCATCAAAAGATGCCTTCTTTGGACTTGGTGCTTTTTCTTCCTTGGGGTTCACTGCCAAGCCCATGAACTTACCGTTCTTTCCTTCTTTGATCCAAGCACTCAACCAATAATCTACGCCATCAACAGTAATGTTGCCTTTGTAGTCTGGAGATGTTGGCTTGTCCTTTTTGTCCGATTTGAACAAAACACCTGAGTTATCACGCTTATTTTCCATATTAGCCTTTCAAGCCTTTCAATGATTCACCATGTTTTTTCAATGCGCTGCGGACATTACTTGGAAGCAATGCCCAAAGCGCCACCTTTTCCTCCTGGTCATGGATTCCCAGGTATTCTTCATAAGCCCCGATCAAATCGCTTGCCTCGAATCTATCTTGAACAGCAATCGCAACATCCGCAATGATGTTTTCCCTGTTCTTGTCAACAATGACTCCATCTGTGGGCTTGATTGTTGCGCCACCTTCGGGGATATCCTCTCCAGCATAGATGTACAAACCAAGGCCATGCAACGACAATGCCTTAGTCATGCAACGCATGATGGCAGTGTTAACAGCAAATGCGTCTGGATTTGGAATTGCCTTGTTGCGATAGTCCATCACAGGCAACTGGCAGGTCATTGGCTTGCCAAACATGGTGACAGTTACAAACACCATTGCAGTGCCGTTAATGTCCATGAAGCACTTGTCTCCAAACATCTCCACCTTGTATGTTGCGTTTGAATCGGCCTTTAAAGCCTCTGCCCACGCCCACGCCCATGATAGGTATGTGAGATTGTTTTTCTTCTCTGTATGCTCGTTGACATTCTTTTTGAGCAATTCATTTATGAGTTCACTGCGGTCAACCAAATGACCTTTTTGCTCTAGTTTTGGCGAAAGAACTAACGCCTCTTTATCGTACTTTGTATTCACTTGGGACTCCTGTTAAAAAGTGAGATTTAATTGTGTCAGACTTTGTTGAGAATTCTATAGGTGTTTTCCCTAATTTGTTCACATTGGGCTTGTGTGATCCACATCGTCAGCAAGGTCAGTTGGCTTTGAATTGTTTGAATGTCAGCCGTGAACCCTGCGTAGTTTTTGTTTAGACACTTGCTCTCCAGTGCTTTGGTCTTTTGTTCGATTGCTATCAGCATCGTTGCGTAATCGTTGAAGTCGCTCATCTTTAGCCTTTTGAAATGTTTGAGTTATGTCTGTGCAAGAAGCATTTTTGTAGACAAATTTAGGATCGGTGATTGCCAGGGTTGGCAGGGTCATCCTTGCTGGCATTTTGTCTCTCAGCAAGATAGGCAAGCTGGGTTGCGAGATCACAATCTCGAAATAAGATAGGACTCGTTTGATCGCAATCGTCAAAAGTTTCATCTTGATTGTCTCCAATGATTTCTTGTAAGCGTGATTTCATTTTCATGTTGTCCTCACTCATCAAACATTTGTTGAAAAGGGCCATCCATTTTAGCTGCTGTGATCTTGCGCTCATCAAGGGCTTTTTGGACTCGTTCAATTCGCAGATTGCGATAGTGCTGGAGTTCTTCAATGTCATCAATCCATTGGGTCTTGACAACATCAAACACTCGCAGTTCAGCCCTGCGGCGCACCTTGAGTTCTACTCTGTTCATCACGATGCTTGCAACATCTTCAGCATGGTTTGCTTTGATGGCCTCCACCAGAGCCACACTGTCCACAATGGAATCAGCAATGTCTTCTGGGTCTAACTCCTGGACAATCGCCCAGCACTCGTATTTAAATCTTTCTTCATCGGTTGGCATTTGTAACTCCTGTTGACCACTGCCAAATAGCAGTGATAGGACTGTCGCACAAAAAAAAGATGCGTGGAATAGGTGTTTTCCCTAGTACATAAAATTAGAAAACCCATCATACTGAGGTTTTTGGAGACAATCAAATGCGTTTAAACCAGACCCATCGAACCATTCTCAAGCGCCTATCAGGCGGCCCCAGGTCAATGCTCGACATGACCCACAGTGCGACAGACAACAATGCTGTATCGTTCCACTATCAAAGATACTTGCCTGAACTGGAGAGGTTCGGCTATGTCATCAACCATCAGGAGAAGTGGCATCTGACTGAGTACGGGCGCATGGAGATGAATCGGGCTATCAGTGGTGCAGCCATGCGGATTGAGAATGGGTCTGTCAAAGAAATCTATGATGGCAAAGAACTGCGGAGAAATGTGTTTCGGCAGGGTTGCTATGATTTTCTGAAGTATCCCAGTCGCTTTGGCGACAATTTGATTTATCACAAAGGAGCGCAAGCATGAAAAAGGCAATTATTGGGGTTTGGTTGAGTTTGGCAGTGACTATGGTTTGGGCATCGTGTACGACTCACACCATCATGTCTGGTGGGCGAATCGTCACTTGTACAACCTGTTGTTATGCCTATGGCAATTGCACAACAAACTGTTTTTAAGGGAAAACACCTACTTGACAGCGGGTTTTTCTATGGTGTACATTTCGTTCGTCAAAGCGATTGCCCCGCATAGACGAAACATGAGGCCATTTACTCATGCGTTTACCCGTAAGGGACAGTGGGGCAATCACTGGAGCGCAGTAGTAAGTGGCCTTTTGCGTTCTTGATCGTACTCCACACGATAGCAGAGCGTTTGCATGGACGGCTTGGAAGAAAACACCGCACCCTACACACCCAAGGGCAAAAGGCGAACAGCGTTGGTTTGGCGACTGTTGAAGCATCTGGTACACGGTGGAAAACAAGGCCAGATGTATAAGCGAACAAACCCGTCAAGCGCACTTGGGGCTTTTTTAGTTTTTCAATCTTAATAGGAGTCAATAAATGAACACTGACAAGTCTGGAGAGGGAAGGATACTCAGTCTATCCACCCTTGGAGAACCTATGTCTGAAGAAGAGTTTGAGGACAAAATGAACAGGTATGAACTCGATCAACAGTATGCTGAGTACATCATGGAGCGCAGAAATGTTGGCAATGGAGAGATGCTAATCCGATTGATGGAGAGAGGCGAACTCTATGAGGATTTCAAAGAACATATCATGTGGGGTGACAAATGATGTTTGAAGACTTTTGGAAGGCATGGCCTAGCAGTCCCAGAAAAGGGGCTAAATCGGCTTGTAAGAAGGTTTGGGACAAGTCCTACTGCGATACCCAAGCAGACCAGATAATGAAGCACTTAGCCTGGATGAAGACCACAGAGCAGTGGCTAAAGGCAAATGGGGCGTTTATCCCTGCCCCTTTGGTGTATCTGAACCAACAACGCTGGGATGGCGCAGAAGTGCCTGAAATGGCGTTTAAACCGCTTGTAGACCCTGCCCTAGCCAAGATCAAGGCAGACATTGCCAAAGCCTCTCCTATGCCCGATCACATCAAAGAGCGTTTGGCTCAATTAAGGCGGCAATGAATGAGTTGGCTCTTTTCGCAGGTGCTGGTGGAGGAATTCTTGGGGGAAAACTGCTTGGATGGAGAACAGTCTGTGCAGTCGAGTGGGAACCCTATCCAGCAAGCGTACTGTGCGCCCGACAAAATGACGGACTTCTCCCGCCTTTCCCGATTTGGGATGACATACAAACCTTTGATGGCAAGCCGTGGAGAGGAATTGTTGATGTCGTATCGGGCGGCTTTCCCTGCCAAGACATCAGTGCCGCAGGAAAGGGCGCAGGAATTGATGGAGAACGAAGCGGAATGTGGGGAGAAATGGCGCGCATCATTCACGAAGTACGACCCCGATTCGTCTTTGTGGAGAACTCACCAATGCTCACTTCTAGGGGACTTGGACGAGTTCTTGGAGACTTGGCCACAATGGGGTTTGATGCGAGATGGGGAGTGCTGGGAGCAGCAGATGTTGGCGCAAACCATCAGAGGGACAGAATCTGGATTGTTGCCAACGCCTACAACGCAAGGCTTGAATGGTGGGAGCAACAGCCGCAAGTCAGCAATGAGAAAAGGAACTTGGCCGACACCGACAGCGCACAACGCAAAAGAAACGAATTCTCCCAGCGAATCGGAGCACAACACACCGACTTTGGCAGCGCAAGCTGGTGGTCAATTGAACCCAATGTGGGTCGAGTGGCTAATGGGGTGGCCGCTAGGGTGGACAGACTTAAAGCCATTGGAAATGGACAAGTGCCCCTCTGCGCGGCAACCGCTTGGCAAATCCTAAGCAAGTAGGGTAAATACTTATGACTGATAGTGAACTGATAGAGTTGGCTGCAAAAGGGGCGAGAATCAACGCGATAAAAGACCCCAATGGCGTTTGGCGTAACTGCACTCGCTTGCCGCCAGGATTTAACATCTTTGAAGCAAAGCCATGGAACCCCCTTGAAGATGATGGCGATGCACTGCGTCTAGCGGTGAAGCTGGAGATGAAAATCACCATCAATCAAGGGAATGTGCAGGTGCGGTTTAAAGAAGAAACACCTATGGTTTTTGTGAGAACGGGCATTAACACTGCTGAAGCCACTCGCCTAGCAATCACCCGCGCAGCCGCTGAAATTGCAAAGGTTCCCATGACTGAGCAAGAATTTGAGGCAGCAATGAGAACATCTCAACTTGAAATGGAATATGCCGACTACATTTGTGAGCGATATACCGTTGATTTTGAAGAAGGTTTCGGTCTTTTTAAATTGATGGACAGTAGTGATTTTTATCAAGGTTTTAAAGAAAAGATGACAAAATGAACAAAACCCAAGCCCATGAAATACTTGAACAACGAAAGCAAGGACTTGCCGTCCCGCAGTACCTTGTTAACAGAGCCTTGGTTATATCAGGAGACATTAGCCCATCTTGTGCACCTTGCAAAACAACCTGGGTGGAAGGCACACGCATGGCACAGGGCCAAGGAATTAGAGAGTTGTTCTACCCATTTGTGGAGAGGGATAACCCAGGACTTAATTCAACAAATGAAGGAGCGCAATAATGGTCTGGATCGGGCTTGACCCTGGCAGCATAAGCGGCGCAGTTGGTGCATTGGATTCAAATGGCGATTATTTGGACTCTTTTATGATTGAGCATAAAGACAAAAATATATTGCCCCTCGTATTCAAAAACATGATATTGCGGTGCATTGACCCAAGGGAAGGGGCAGAGATATGTATGGAATCAGTGCATTCAATGCCGGGGCAAGGGGTTGCATCATCTTTTCAGTTTGGCAGGGCAGTCGGCGTTATCAGTGCAGTCGCTGAATTAACAAATTACCCTTTCCACTTGGTAACCCCTCAGAAATGGAAAAAGTATTTTCATTTAACAAGCGATAAAAACGAAAGCCTAGACCTTGCCCGATCATTTTGGCCCGAGGCAAAGTTAACCAGAAAGAAAGACGGAAACAGGGCCGAGGCATTACTAATCGCACTTTATTGGCGTGAGCAGTTGAATGGCAAACAAGATAAACCCAAACCGAACCCAAACGGACTTTAAACTGGATTTAAGCCCAGAGCAAAGGTCAATTCTGGAATTGATCGGAGGCGGTAACATGACGCAAGGATTGAAGGTCGCCATCGATCAAGCGGGCCACTTTTATAATTGTGGGCTTGACCCTGAAATGAACCTAAATTTTGTGGGTTTGGTAACTACACTGCCGAACCATGGTGATGATTGACCACAAAAGGGCTTTCCAAAGGGCTTAAAAGGGGCTTTAAGGGGCTTTTCTTGTGGTGGGCGCATGGTGATGACCCCAAGGGCTTGCAAGGGCTTAAAACAGGCAAGAAAAAACCCGCACTTGGCGGGTATTAGTTAGTGGTTGATTACTTTTTACGGGTTAGTATGCGGAGAATAAGGGCGAGAGTGGCATAAACCATGGTTTAACCCGTCAATCCAATGATTAACCAAAGGGCAGCAAAACACCCGCAACACACCCAGCAAACGATTTTGTCAATGGTTTCCATAATCACACCTATTAAACCCCGGAAAATGCCGGGAAGCATCCTAAGCGCAGCGCATAGGCCAAAACACACCAGATAAGATGTGTTTCAGTTTATGCGCTATTAAATATTGCAACATCCGCAACATGGCGCGTCAATGCATCGGCCCCCCTTGTTTTGATAATAGTCTTTACCCGCTACATTAAACACATGGGAGATATAACCGGGTTTTGTTGCTGTACGCTGTGCAAAATACACCCCCATATCGTCATGCTCACACAGCCATGCTTTGCGGGTTGATGTATCGAATTTAATCGTATCTCCCGGATATATGGGCGAACCCGACACACTACAGCGCCCCGGATATTTTGCAGCCATTACTTTTTGCATGATGTTGCCCCTTTGTAGTAGGCCCGGACATTATCCCGATGTTGCTGTGCATCTTCTTTTGTATCAAAACGGCCACCGATAGGGGTTTGATGTGGCCCACGCACAATAAACCAGCCACCTAGTAATTTATTGTGGACAATTTGGATTGTTTTACGCATAGTGAACCCCTTTGATCTGAGTGAACCCGGAAAAATCGCGCTTAGCTTTGCCCTTTGCATACAATGCAACGACAACGGATTTAGGTTCAATATGGCGCACATCGGTGTTATCCCCGTCAATCACGGGCCAGCCCCTAAAATTGTCCGGGATATCCCCTTGTTTTTGAAAAACCACAGCAACACGAGAATTATTGGGATTAGTCAATCCCTTGATTGATATCGGTTTAGGTGTGATAGCACTAAACGAATAGGTAAGATCATAATTACCCGGTGTTTTGCCCGTCAAATTACGCCCCGGATGTTTTGTGTAGTCATAGAATTGGACATCGGGAAACAATTCAAAGATGTTTTTGCCATCATGGACAATTAAATTCTCGTAAGGGATATCCGATGTGCCATTAGGTCGCACTAATGGGGTAAACCCTTGTTTTTTGGCCTTATTTCTTAGTGTCCACACATCCGCAGCAAACGACAACAAAAACGATTGTTGATGATCATAGAAAAACCGGGTTTTAGCGATACGGGCATTTTGTACGCTATTGAATGCACCACGGCCCGCCGATTCTAGACACCCGTTCATGCATCCGGCCAATTGGGCCATGGCGCAGATTGTGTGATCGGGTTTTAGGTAGACAATCCCGGTTAAGTAACCGATGGATTCCCCTTTAATTGTCTTAGCGGATGATTCCCCTAGAATTGTTTTGTAGGTCAATCCAAGGGTTTTGATGATGGTTTTGTACGGGTTATTCATTGTGTGACACCTATTAAAAAGTAATGAACGGGTTTTTATGCGCGATAAACCGCATATGATCGGATCGGACTGCGCTTGTTCGTGTGCTTTGCCACTAGGTCGATTTTGATGCCCTTAGAATCACAAGCGCTATAAAGCAAGTTTAAATCACAATCTTCTTCAAGATAAGCACTAGACCCGCGCATATAAGAATATGTGCTTATTTGATTGTCAATCCCTAGGTCGATCAAGGTTTTGCGCTTGATAGACACCCAGCCATGGCCCGGATCGGTGAAATAGTTTAATTTGAGAATATTCATTGTGACACCTATTAAATTGATTGAATGAAGCACTAGGTTTGTTTGCCTAGTGATATAAATATAACGCGCAGATCACCCCAAAGATATAGGGATAAACCCTAGGTTCCCCTATTATTTATATAGGTGCTTACCCTATGAACCATAAAGTATACGGATAACAATCTATGTTCTTGTATAGTGTATACAATCCTGTATGCAATTGTGTGTGCAGTTGAATTAGTCAGGTTACCTGATAAAGGTGCTTATGCCATTTTCATCTAAGCCTTATGACTTTTCTGTCTAAAGATGGCCATCAGGGTTTACCCTTAAGGGTTTGTAGGGGGGGGAGGGGGTGTGTGTGGTGTGAGAGATTTTGTGGTGCCCCCTATCCACAAAAAAGGTGAAATTAGCCTTTTCACAAACAAAGCCTATTGTTGGGAAGGAAGAAGGTGCTACAGACGGGTGGTGGTAGGGTATAGACGAGTTCAGGCACCCGTGAGGGTTAGTCTTCTTTTCAGAAGTGAACCTCTTGTTTATTCTGTCTTGGGAGACAGAGCCTTGATAGGCCTAAGCTAACCAGTATCTTGTTTGTCAGACAAGTGGCTCAGACTACATTTCCTGTTCACCTTGCCATGATTCATCCCGAATGATGGGGGGTTACTTAAGAGTCGCCTGACTCGCTACGATTATCCTAATTGGTCGGTTCCACCGCATAGAGGGCTGGGTGATGGCCCCGTGAAGAATGTACTAGGGTTTACCCCACTTGTCAAACAAAAGAAAGTGAGTTACATTGTTGTTGTTAGTAGTTGTGCCAGAGTCTGGTCTATTGGTGACATGACTAAAGAGACTTGAGTGCCGTCATGGGCAATACTTGGGCCTCCGTGAGTTCGAATCTCATCAACAGCTAACACGCATGGGGATTGCAGGGAACCCAGGTTCTTTAGGTGGACACCACGCCGACAACAGTCTCCAGCCGTGTTGGTGTAGTTCAGTTGGCAGAACGGATAGGGGAACTCCGAGGCAGTAGGAAATGACTGCTGTGGCCTCAATCGAGTCGTTGGTTCGATTCCATCCACTAACAATCTATACTACTTCCATAACTGGGTAAAGTATGAATGTGATTGATGCACTGCCAAACAACCTAAAGAAAAAAGGTCGCCCAAAGGGTGCTGTGAACAAGAAGTTCACTATGGCTACCTATGCTGAAAGACCTGCGGCACTCTTGCCAAAGACTGAAGTTCAGCGCATCAAAGAACTCAAAGACCTCCTGATAAACAGTGCAGGTTCTAATGTTGTTCACAAAGCAATTGAGATTGCCATGAATGACGATCACCCTGCACAGGCCGCTATGCTCAAACTCTGTATGGATCGTATGCTTCCCGTCAGTCTGTTTGAGAAAGAAGGCAAGCAAAGGAATGCCGTTACCATCAACATCACAGGCATTGGTGGCGTAGAGATTGAACCCTTGCAAGATGTGACTGATGTAGAAACAAAAAATGTCTGACCTCAACTTCTCACTTCTTCCTTGGCAGCAAACAGTCTTTGCTGATAAAACAAGGTTTAAGGTTGTGGCTGCTGGTCGGCGTTGTGGTAAGTCTAGGTTAGCGGCTACTACGCTAATTATTGAAGCATTGCGTTGCCCAGCAGGAAGTGCAGTTCTCTATGTTGCGCCTACCAATGGACAAGCGCGGCAGATCATTTGGGATGTGTTGTTAGACATTGGCAGGGATGTTATCCAGGCTAGTCACATCAACAACATGGACATAACCATGATAAATGGTGCAAAGATTTATGTTCGTGGTGCTGATAGGCCAGATACCCTGCGGGGTGTGTCCCTTACCTATGCGGTACTAGACGAGGTTGCAGACATTAAGCCTGAAGCCTGGGAGCAAGTCATCAGGGCTTCTTTGTCAGACAAGAAGGGCAGGGCCATATTCATTGGCACACCCAAGGGTCGCAACTGGTTCTATGATCTGTTCAAGATGGGCCAAGAAGAATCTGATCCTGATTGGAAGTCCTGGCACTTCACAACCCAAGACAACCCATTGATAGACCCAACTGAGATTGAGTCTGCCAAGAAGACGCTAAGTTCATTTGCTTTCAAGCAGGAATACTTAGCATCCTTTGATAACGCAGGAAGCGATGTTTTTAAAGAAGATTGGATCAAATATGGTGTGGAACCTGAGTATGGTAGTTACTTCATTGCAATCGACTTGGCAGGATTTGAAGAAGTGGCTAAACAAGCTGCTAACGCGAAAAAAAGACTAGATGAGAGTGCCATTGCAGTGGTCAAAGTCACTGATGATGGCAAATGGTTTGTCAAAGAGATTGACCACGGGCGGTGGGACATTCGGGAAACTGCTGCCAAAATCCTGATGAAGATGCGGGATTACAGGCCAATTTCGGTAGGAATCGAGCGTGGAGCGTTAAAAAACGCTGTTTTGCCGTACCTCAGTGACCTGATGCGGAAAAATAATGTATATTCCCACATAGTTGACCTAACGCATGGCAACAGGAAAAAGACAGACAGAATCATCTGGAGTCTCCAAGGGCGGTTTGAGCATGGGCGTATTGTGCTGAACTCTGAAGAAGATTGGGATGATTTCACCGATCAACTCTTGATGTTTCCTGCCAATGGCGTACACGATGACCTTCCTGATGCCTTGAGTTATATTGACCAATTGGCTGTAACATCTTACTTTGAGGGTGAAGAAGATGATGAGTGGGAGCCTGTAGACATCATAAGCGGTGTGTGATATGACCTTTTTGTTTGACAAAAGATTGCAATTAGAATTGTTTGATAATTCAAGCAAAACTTGCTATTCTTGCAAACAAACAAAAGCCAAGGTAAATTTTAACAAACACAAAATGATGCGTGATGGGCACTTGAATTTATGCAAATCTTGTTCTTATGAAAACAAAAAAATACTAAGACTAGAAAATCCAGATTCAAGAAAAGCAGAGAATATACGTTTAAGAGAGCGTATGGGTTTTATGTCAAGGCAAGAATATTTTGCAAAACGTCTTTTGACCGCTAAAGGCAGAAAAGCATCAAACAATCAGTATGCTCACAAAAGAAGGCTAAAACTTAAAACCTTTGAGTTTACAGAGCTAGACCAATTTGTTTTTGATGAAGCAACTAGACTAAAGGAACTTAGAAAAGAAACAACGGGAATTGATTGGCATATTGATCACATTGTTCCGCTAAACCATAAAAATGCCTGTGGGTTGCATAATGCCTATAACTTTCAAGTTGTTCCAGCAAAATGGAATTTGACAAAAAGACATACCAATATGAATAAATATTTTGGTGGAGAGATTTAAATGGCAACAGATAAGCAAGATAAGCTAGAGCAAAATCAATTCTATGAGCCTACACAGGCTGACAAAGAACTGACTGATTTTGTTGTTGACCATTGCAATCGCTGGCGTGACTATCGGGACACCAACTTCCTTCCAGATTGGCTTGAATACGAGCGAATCTTTCGTGGACAGTGGGCTGTTGAAGACAAAACCCGTGACTCTGAGCGTTCACGCATCGTAACCCCTGCCACACAACAAGCCGTAGAGACCCGCCATGCTGAGATCATGGAAGCCATCTTTGGTCAAGGCGAGTTCTTTGACATTCAAGATGATATTCGGGATGTGAACAACAATCCCATTGATGTGGGCATCATCAAAGCCCAGTTGATGGAGGATTTCAAGCGGGACAAGATTCGCAAATCCATTGACCAGATTGAGTTGATGGCAGAAATCTACGGCACAGGCATTGGCGAGATTGTTGTTAAGACAGAAAAGCAGTATGTGCCCTCTACTCAGCCAATTCCTGGGCAAATGGGCCAAGCTGCCATTGGAGTTGTGGAAAAAGACCGCATTGCAGTCAAGATTTCACCTGTAAATCCAAAAAACTTCCTTTTTGACCCCAATGGAACCTCAGTTGATGACTGCATGGGGGTGGCAATTGAGAAATACATCTCTATCCACAAGATTGTTGAAGGTATTGAGCGCGGAATCTACCGCAAAGTAGACATTGGCACTGCTGGTGAAGATACTGATTTGGAGCCAACCCAAGAGGTGAGCCAGTATCAGGACGAAAAGGTGCTTTTACTGACCTACTATGGTCTCGTCCCGCGTGAATACTTGGAAAATCTCAAGGAAAGCAAAGAGATTGTCGAGTTGTTCCCTGAGAACTCTACTGCTGAAGAATACACAGACATGGTTGAGGCCATTGTCGTGATTGCCAACGATGGGCAGTTGCTGAAAGCAGAGGCAAATCCTTACATGATGAAGGATCGCCCTGTTCTGACATACCAAGATGACACGATTCCTAATCGTCTTTTGGGTCGTGGCACAGTGGAAAAAGCCTTCAATATGCAAAAAGCTATTGATGCTCAGATTCGTTCTCACTTGGATTCATTGGCGCTGACAACTAGCCCCATGATTGCAATGGATGCAACCCGTCTGCCCCGTGGTGCTAAGTTTGAAGTAAAGCCTGGAAAAGCTATTCTCACCAATGGTGCGCCTTCAGAGATTCTGTATCCATTTAAGTTTGGGCAGACTGATGGCAACAACATGGCGACTGCCAAGGATTTCGAGCGAATGCTCCTGCAATCCACGGGAACCTTGGATTCTCAAGGCATGGTTACTGCTGGCGCTAGAGACATGGGCCAAGGCGGTATGTCTATGGCTATTGCCACCATCATCAAGAAGTACAAGCGCACTTTGGTAAACTTCCAAGAAGACTTCCTGATTCCCTTCATCCAGAAGGCGGCTTTCCGCTATATGCAGTTTGACCCAGAGCGTTACCCCTCTGTGGACATGACTTTCATTCCTACTGCCACCCTTGGCATCATTGCCCGTGAGCATGAGCAACAGATGTTCATTGGTTTGCTCCAGACCCTTGGCCCCAACACTCCTGTGTTGCCACTGATTCTGAAGGGTGTTTTGGCTAATTCTTCACTGACCAACCGCTATGAACTGATGGAGCAGTTGGACAAGATGAGCCAACCTAACCCGCAAGCAGAGCAAATGGCTCAAGTACAGCAACAGTTGGCTATGCAAGCTGCTCAGGCTCAGATTGCTGTGAATGCAACCCAAGCTGAACAGAATCGGGCAGAAGCTGAGAAGCTGAAGGTAGAGACTCAGTTGATGCCTCAAGAGATTCAGGCCAAGAACATGGCTGCAATGACCAAGAACTTGCCAAACCAAGATGATGCTGGTTCTAAAGAGTTTGACAAGCGGGTTAAGATTGCTGAATTGATGCTCAAAGAAGCTGACATTAAGAACAAGTCCAAGATTGTCGAGTTGCAAATGGCTGACAAGAAGGGCAAAATGTCGAGCGTTGAAGATGAATTTCTCAATCGTCTTTCTCAGGAACTCAGATAATGGATATTGCCGATCTTGAGCGTAAGCTAGGAATTGATGGAATCTCTGCTGAACAGCAGATGGAAATCATTACTGCTTTGCAACAGTCTGCCGCAGAGAAGATTGCCAAGGCCAAGAGCGAGTCTATTGGCAAGGGGGCTGAACTTGTTATCCAAGGCTTGAAAAAGATCAAGTCAGACATGGAGCAAAAGTTTGCTCAGTTGAATGGCGAGATTCAGAGCAAAGTTGCCTCTGTGCAAGATGGACAGGATGGCAAAGATGGCAAAGATGGACGAGATGGCAAGCAAGGGCCAGCAGGAGCAACAGGCGCAACAGGTAGAGATGGCCTTCCTGGGCGTGATGGAGTTGATGGCGACAATGGTATTGGTGTTTCCGCTGCTCGCATTGATTTTGATGGTAGCCTTGTCATCACTCTTGATGATGGTCGTGAGATTAATGCTGGTGAGGTTGTTCCTTTTGATATTGCTGAACGCATCAAAGTCATTACTAATGGTGGCGGTACTTCTCAGTATGTACTTGATACTCTAGCAAGCCTACAGGCTCAAATCAGTGCTATCAGCGGTGGTTTAAGCTATCAGGGAACCTGGAACGCATCCACAAACACGCCTACGCTTACATCAAGTTCAGGCACAAGCAACTATTACTATGTAGTCAGCGTTTCTGGCTCAACCAACCTCAATGGCATCACTGATTGGGTGACAGGAGATTGGGCAATCTACAACGGCACTGCTTGGCAAAAGATTGACCAGACCAACTTGGTTATTTCAGTTGCAGGGCGAACTGGCGCTATTACTCTGACCACTGCTGACATTGGTGGTTTAGGAACAATTGCTACTCAAGCATCAAGCAATGTCTCTATCACTGGTGGCTCAATCACAGGTATCACAGATTTGGCAGTTGCTGATGGTGGTACGGGCGCATCTACTGCTGGTGATGCCAGAACCAATCTGGGTTTGGTCATTGGGACTGATGTTCTGTCTCCAAGTGGCTCGGCTGCAAGCCTGACCTCATTTCCTACTTTTAACCAAAACACAACTGGCACAGCATCTAATGTGACGGGTACTGTTGCGGTTTTAAATGGTGGTACAGGTGCAACTACTACATCTGATGCTAGGACGAATCTTGGATTGGTGATTGGTACTGATGTGTTGGCTCCCACGGGATCAGCGGCATCTTTGACTTCATTTCCGACATTCAACCAGAATACTACTGGAACTGCGGCATCTACCCCTAAACTCTTGACTACAAACTTCACGATTGAAGAAAGTGGTGGAAAGTTGTTGTTCAAGTATGGTGCAACGACAATTGCATCAATGTCTTCAACTGGAGTCATTACATCTGTAACTAACATAGTTGCAAATGGAACACCTTAAAGGAAAGTAAATCATGGCAACCACAGTAACGCTAAAACCAAACGCAATTGATATTTCTGGTTCAACTTCAGGAACTACGACACTGCAAGCAACTGCGGTAGCTGGTACTACCACTTTGACACTTCCTGCGGCTACCGACACTTTGGTTGGTAAGGCAACGACTGATACGCTGACCAATAAGACGCTGACTACACCTAGCGTATCAAGCCCAACTATCTCTGATGGCACAGCCAATGGCGTGGCCTATCTCAATGGCTCCAAGGTGCTGACTACGGGTAGTGCGTTGGTTTTTAACTCTAGTAATAATTTGGGATTGGGTGTTTCGCCTACTAGTGGTTGGGCGACTTTTACAAACGTCTTTGAAAACCAAGGTGGGGCGATTGCGTGTAGCAGTACAAACAATATACGATTCTTCCAAAACAGTTATTACAACGGCTCAACTTACATATACAAAACAACAGAAGCCGCTTCACGCTATGACCAACAGCAAGGCGCTCATGCTTGGTTTAACGCCCCATCCGGCACAGCAGGAAATGTGCTCACCTTCACCCAAGCAATGACCCTTGATGCCAGCGGTAACTTGGGTGTTGGGACTACAAGTCCAAGCTCTAGATTAGAAATTGTTGGTGTAAACCCAAAATTAACAATCAATGCAAACGATAGTGTAAATGGAAGAAACGCCACACTAAGTTTAATCTCTGGTACAAGTGCCGACCCTTCTGGCACTTGCCAAATTATGTATGGCGCAAGTAACTCTACAACAGCGGGAACACTGACTTTTGTTGAGGGTGATGGTACGACAGAGCGTGCCCGTATCGACTCCAGCGGTAACTTGATGGTGGGGCAGACTTCACAAAGCGGAACATCCAACGGTATTTCACTCACACCTGCGGGTGCTGGAACAAATTCTCCAGCGGCTTACATTGCCGGTGCAGGTACTGTTTCAACAGCGGCGGGGATTGCTTTTTACAACACAACAGCAAGCGCATACAGATTTTATGTTACTTATGCTGGCAACATAAATGCAACAAACACAACTATCACAGCTATTTCTGACCAACGCCTGAAAGAAAACATTCGTGATTTGGATGATGGTTTAGAAAAAGTAATGGCACTTCAACCGCGCAAATTTGATTGGAAAGAAGGCAAAGGACAAGACATTAAAAATGCTCGGGGTTTTATCGCTCAAGAATTTCAGACTGTATTCCCCGACATGATTCAAGAATGGCTTGATACGCCACCAGAAGGTGAAGAACCATATAAAGCAATCAATGCTAACTTGATACCCACATTGGTCAAAGCAATCCAAGAACTCAAAGCAGAATTTGATGCCTACAAAGCATCACACCCATAAACCTTAAAGGAGTAAACCATGTCCCTGACCCAAGAAGAAGCACACCGCTTGTTTGAATACAGGGATGGTGTGTTGCATTGGAAACAGTGCCCAAAAGGTAGTAGGAAATTTAAAACAAATTCCGAAGCTGGCGCAAATACTGGGCATGGATACAAAAAACTTAGCTTAAACAACAAGTTTTATTATACGCATCAAATTATTTTTTTGATGCAATATGGTTATGTACCAAAACTCATTGACCATATTGATGGCAATTCAGAAAATAATAAGATTGAAAATTTAAGAAAGTCTAATAAATCACTGAATGCGTGTAATTCTAAAATTCCATCGCATAATACCTCTGGGCACAAAGGTGTTATATGGTTAAAAAGAGAAAAAAAATGGTTGGCAAAAGTTCAGATAAATAAAAAAGTAATGCACTTAGGAACTTTTACGGATATTGAGCTTGCTTGTTTGGTCGCAGATGAAGCAAGAATTTTGTATCACGGAACACACGCTAGAATTTAAAGGAGAAATCATGAACACACAATGGAATGTTAGTACTCTTGAAAGACAATCTGCAACAGGTTTTGTGACAGTTGCTCATTGGCAGTGCAATGCAACAGATGGCAATTACTCTGCATCTGTGTATAGCACTTGCTCATGGAGTGAAGGCACTGCAACCATTCCATACGCATCTTTGACAAAGGAAACTGTCTTAGGATGGATTTGGGCCAACGGTGTGGATAAAGCGGCTGTAGAGGCTTCCTTAGAGGCTCAGATTGAATTGCAAAAGAACCCTGTTAAAGCGACTGGAGTGCCTTGGTGAGTCCTGAACTACAGAAATATTATGAAGATCGCTTCTCTATGATGGGAAGTGATGGGTGGAAAGACTTGGTGGAGGATATTGACTCCATGATTGCATCCTTAAATAATATATCTGTGATTCCTGATGAACAAAGCCTACAATTCAAAAAAGGTGAACTTTCTATACTTACTTGGCTGAAAACCTTGCGACAGGTCAGCGAGAGAGCATATGAGGAACTAAATGAAAAGAATGTTTGAATTTGCCTGTGCAAACGGGCATAAAACCGAAAGACTCTGTGTTTATGAGGCTCAGAGTTTTAGGTGTGAATGCGGTGAAACAGCCAATCGCATTCTTAGTGCGCCAGCATTTAGGTTGGAGGGGTGGTCTGGTTCTTTTCCATCAGCGCATGGGAAGTTCGAGAAAAGTCACCTTGATAAGCTAAAATCTGAACGCAAAGCCAACTCTTAAACAGAAATGTCGAGTTGATTCTCCTACAACCGAAACGGCAGGAAAAGGGAAAATATGTTGATTGATAACGAACCTGAGATGAAAAGTGAGTTAGAAGCTGAAGAATCCAAGCTATCTAACACCATTGCGCCAACAGCGCCTGGACTCCCTGATAAATACAGGGACAAAAGTCTGGAAGATATTGTTCGGATGCACCAAGAAGCTGAAAAGTTAATTGGCAAGCAAGCGCAAGAAGTGGGAGAGGTAAGGAAACTTGCTGATGAACTCATTAAGCAGAACCTCAGTTCAAAGCAACAGACTATTAAAGAGGAAGAGCCAGAAGTAGATTTCTTTGAGAATCCACAGAAGGCAGTTCAAAAGACTATTGATAACCATCCTGATGTTCTCGCCGCCCGTCAAGCAGGTGTTGAGTTCAAGAGGATGCAGATTCAGCAGAAGTTAGTGCAAGAGCATCCTGACTACACTCAGATTGCTCAAGATCAGGACTTTGTGAATTGGGTGAAATCCTCGCCTGTTCGCCTTGGTCTGTATGCAAAAGCAGATGGTGAGTTTGATTTTGATAGTGCTAATGAGTTGCTGTCTACTTACAAGCAGTTGCGTGGTGTCAAGTCAAAGCAGACTGAGCAAGCGGGTGAAACCGCCAGGAAGCAGAACATGAAGGCCGCACAAGTGGATGTTGGTGGAACTGGTGAGAGTTCAAAGAGGGTATACAGACGGGCTGACCTGATTCGGCTGAAGATGACCGATCCAGCTCGATACGAGGCACTGAATGATGAAATTCTTGCTGCGTATTCTGAAGGTCGGGTCAAGTAACTTAACTTTCGTTTCTAAGGAGAAACATCATGGCATTTCCTACCCCTGCGGTAACTACGACTACCGCCGCAACGTTCATTCCTGAAATTTGGAGTGATGAAATTGTTGCCGCATACAAGAAAAACTTGGTGCTGGCAAATTTGGTTATGAAGATGAACTTCAAGGGCAAGAAAGGTGACACTGTTCACATTCCTGCACCTTATCGTGGTTCTGCTTCTGCCAAGGCCGCTTCTACCGCAGTGACGCTGATTGCAGCCACTGAGACTGAAGTTCAAGTGTCGATCAACAAGCACTATGAATATAGCCGCTTGATTGAAGACATCGTTGAGGCTCAAGCCCTGAACAGCTTGCGTCAGTTCTATACCAATGATGCTGGTTATGCCCTGGCTAAACAAGTCGATACCGACTTGATCCAGTTGGGTCGTTCTGCCAACGGTGGTACTGCTGACAACGCTCGTTACGCTGGTGGCTACATCGGTGGCGATGGCACGACTGCCTTCGACTACACGGCTAACACCAACACTGGTAACGCCTCTGCTCTGACTGATGCCGCTATTCGCCGCACCATTCAGCGTTTGGATGACAACGACACTCCTATGGATGGTCGCTTCTTCATCATCCCCCCGTCTAGCCGTAACACGCTGATGGGTTTGGCTCGTTACACTGAGCAAGCCTTTGTGGGTGATGGCAACACCATCCGCAATGGTGAAATCGGCAACCTGTACGGCATCCCTGTGTTCACTTCCAGCAACGCTGACTCTGCATCTGCCACTGCGACTTTCCCCGCATCTGGTACTGCAATCGCTCGCGTTTGCTTGATGGGTCACAAAGACTCTATGGTTTTGGTTGAGCAAGTGGGCATCCGTTCACAAACTCAGTACAAACAAGAGTACTTGGGTACGCTGTTCACTTCGGACACGCTCTATGGTGTGAAGGCTCTCCGCACTTCTACCACTGGCACTGACCCGAATGCCGCATCCATGTTCGCTTTGGTTGTGCCTTCCTAATTGCAGTTGCGCCCCCTGCCCTAGTGGTGGGGGGACTTTTTTAACCTATTAGGAGAAATCAAAATGGCAGCAGCAACCGCAGTCGTTTCCCGCCGTGGTAACGATCAATTTCGTGGCCTGTTTTCAGACACTTGGGATGTGGCTTGTACTTTAGATAGCGCCTTAATCGCTACTACTGCTACGGCAACTGACACAGTGGCTGTTCCAGGCGTTGCTTTGGGTGACATGGTTCTTGGTATGTCAGTTGGTGTGAGTGAAGCAGGATTGGTTCGTAGAGCCTATATCTCTGCCGCTGACACTGTGACTATCGTTACCTACAACCCAACAGCAGGTGATGTTAATTTAGCATCAACCACATTGCAACTGGTGATTGGTCGGGCAGTGCTTTGAGAATAGGGGGGTTCGCCCCCCTTTCTTGTTTTGGAGTTAATCAATGGCAACTTTTCGCTGTCTTCAGTCTGGTAACACAGTTAGTTTTACCTTGCAACATGACATTGACTCAATGAAGGGTCATCAAGGTTATGTTCGTATTGACGAGCAAGAAAAAGAGCCTGATGCGTATGATGCCAATGCCGTGAGAACAGATACTGCTTTCACACCGCCAGTTGTACGGCGCATGGGTCGCCCAAGGAAAGTTGCAAATGTCTGATATAGACGCTAGAGATTTCGGGAAACTGGAGGCTCAAGTCGAGGCTCTCCAGAATGAAGTTCATACTTTGAGCAAAGATGTGAAATCATTGCTTGAGTTGGCAAACAAGAGTAAAGGTGGATTCTGGATGGGAATGACCATCGCTTCCACTGTTGGCGGCATACTTACCTATGTTGGTGAGAGGCTGTTCAAATGAAGGGCTTGCTCTCAGGCGTATCGTGCCCCATTGCCACTCAGGATATAACTGTTAACCTGAAAAACAGGAATAACGCATTCAAAGAGTTTGGTTATGGCCCACCTAACCCTGATGAAGCAAATGACGCTTTCTGGCTGAAAAAAGCCAAGATGTATAACGCTCCCACATCTACCATCAAAGGCATGGTGTGTGGAAACTGTGCCGCTTTCATTCAGACGCCCAAGATGATGGAGTGCATCACATCTGGGTTGGAAAAGGATGAAAACGAGGGTGAATTGTCCTATGACGAGAACTTTGTCAAGGCGGCTAACCTGGGATACTGTGATTTGTTTCAATTCACCTGTGCAGCGGCCCGCACCTGTGATGCCTGGAAGTCTGGTGGGCCAATAACCAAGGAAAAAGCATGATGTACGGCAAGCCAATGAAAGAGTCAAAGTCTTCTTCAAAGAAGAAAAGTGTTCCTGTCACTGTCATGGTAGCAATTGGGAAACCAAAGATGCTCCCTAAAAAGGGTCAGCGCACTGCCACCAACATGATGAATAAAGCTAAAAAGGCAAAATAATGTCATCTTTAACCGCCCCCATCACCCTTTTAAACGCAGTTGTTGCAACTGGTGCATCTACAGCAGTTCAGGCAGATGCTGGTCAACCTGCATTCCTGCAAGTTTCTGGTATCACCAGTGCAACTGTAGCCTTGCAAGGTAGCTTGGATGGCACAAACTGGTCAACTATTGGCACTGCATTGACTGCAAATGGCATCATTACTGTCGCCAATGCTCCCAAGTATTTGAGAGCAAATTGCACTGTTTTTGTCACTGGAACCATCACAGCTAAGATTATGTACTAAGGAAACGCTATGAAAATGACCAAATCGGCTAAAAAGGTTGGAAAAGTCATGCGTGAGTACAAAGAGGGAACTTTGCATTCTGGGTCTAAAAAGGGGCCAGAAGTGACTTCCCGCAAGCAAGCAATTGCCATTGCATTGTCTGAAGCTGGCATGGCAAAACCTAAGAAGAAGGCCAAGAAATGAAGCCTGGACTTTATTCCAACATCGCAGCAAAGCGTAAGCGTATAGCTGAAGGTTCTGGCGAGAAGATGCGTAAGGTAGGGGCCAAGGGTGCGCCTACTGCCGCTGACTTTAAACAAGCTGCAAAGACTGCAAAGAAGGTTAAAAAGGTGAAGTAGATGAAATCTCCTGTTTGGCAAACAAAAGCTGGTCAAAATCCAAAAGGCGGCTTGAATGCCAAGGGCAGATCATCTTATAATGCGGCAACTGGCGGGGACTTAAAACCTCCTGTCAAATCAGGGGATAATCCCCGTAGAGCAAGTTTCTTGGCTCGAATGGGTAACATGGATGGCCCTGAGTTCAAGAATGGTGAACCAACGAGACTGCTTCTTTCGCTAAAGGCATGGGGTGCAAACTCCAAAGCTGACGCAAAGGCAAAAGCTAAAGCTATATCCGCAAGGAACAAGGCAAAGGCGAAATGAGAGCATTATCAGTTGGTGTTAGTCCTACAGCAGAAGTAGACACAACAGTCTATACCTGTCCAAAGGGCTATTACGCCAAATTTACTGTAATGTATATACACAATACAGGTGGCTCTACCAAGCATATAACTGTTCAATGGTATGACGCAAGTGCTAATACCACTCTTGATATATTGACTCAGTATAGTTTTCAATCAAAAACATATCTTCAGTTTGATGGCAATGCCTACATTGTTTTAGAAGAAGATGACAAGTTAAAAATAACTACTGAGGCGGGAAGCTCCTTCAGTTTTATAGCCACATTTGAACAAGAAGGGTTGACTAGAGCATGACACTACTAGAACTTGTCAACGATGTATTGATTCGCTTGCGTGAGCCTGTTGTAACCACTTACAACGAAACCACCTATTCCACTCTGATTGCCAAGTTTGTCAATGACACAAAGCGTCAGGTTGAAGATGCTTTTAGCTGGAATGCACTTGGTCAAACAGTCACTATTACTACTGCCGCTGGCACTTATCAGTATGGTTTAACTGGTGCTGGACAGAAGTTCCAAGTGATGGATGCCATCAATGCAACGAGCAATATTGGCCTGAAAAACACCACCTTTGTGGATATGAATCGTAAGCAGAACTTTTCTGTGGTTATGACAGGTATCCCAAGCGAATACAACTTTGATGGCGTGGATGCAAGCTACAACGCCAAAGTAACAGTGTATCCAAGGCCAGATGGCGTTTATAGCCTTATGTTTGCTTTGGCAGTTCCACAGGCTCCATTAGCGGCAGATGGCACTGTCATTCTTGTTCCTGATGTAGTTGTTGCTCAAGGCGCTTATGCAAGGGCATTGGTTGAGCGTGGTGAAGATGGTGGTCTATCTTCATCTGAGGCTTACACACTGTTTCGATCCATGTTGTCGGATTACATTGCCTTGGAGGGCAGTCGTTATCCTGAGAATCAAGAGTTTGTTCCGCAATGACACAGCAAATCCAGACCTTTTCTGTTTCAGCCCCAGGCTTTTATGGGCTGAACACACAGGACTCTCCGCTTGATTTAGCGGCTGGATACGCTGCAATTGCTACAAACTGCGTAATTGACCAGTATGGGCGCATTGGCTCTCGCAAGGGTTGGTCAAGGGTAAATACATCCTCTGGCAACTTGGGAGCCAACAATGTTGGTGTTATCCATGAGTTGGTGCAGACTGATGGCACTTTGACTGTTTTGTTTGCTGGAAACAACAAGCTGTTTAAACTGAGTGGAACAAGTGTTGTTGAGTTGACCTATGGGGGGGGAGGTACTGGCCCCACCATTACCGCAAGCAACTGGCATTGTGCTTCTTTGAATGGAATCACATATTTCTTTCAGTCAGGCTATGACCCACTGATCTATGACCCTGCTGTAAGTACCACCACATACAGGCGTGTGAGTGAGAAAACTGGTTATGTTGCGACTGCTCCCCAAACCAACATTGTTATCTCTGCCTATGGTCGCTTGTGGACTGCTAGTAGCACTGCTGACACTGTAACTGTCTACTTCTCTGACTTGCTTGCTGGTCATGTCTGGTCAACAGGAACTGCTGGTTCTTTGGATATCTCACGGGTATGGCCTAATGGCTCTGATGAGATTACAGGGTTGGCGGCACACAATGGATTCTTGTTTATCTTTGGCAAGCGTCAAGTCTTGATTTATGCAAATGCGACTACTCCATCAAGCCTGTCTCTGAGTGACACTATCAGCAATGTTGGTTGCATTGCAAGGGACTCTATTGCCAATACAGGCAGTGATGTGGTTTTCTTGTCAAACAGTGGTGTTCGGTCATTGCTTAGAACCATTCAAGAGAAGTCTGCACCTTTGCGTGACTTGTCTAAGAATGTCCGCGATGACTTGATGACAATTGTGAATGCTGAGACATTGGCAAACATCAAGGCAGTCTACTCAGAGTCAAATGCCTTCTATCTGATTAACTTTCCTCTTGCCACCCAAACCTACTGCTTTGACACCAAAGCGGCTTTGCAAGATGGCTCTGCGCGGGTAACTGTGTGGGATTCCATCACGCCAACTGCTTTCCTTGCTAAACGCAATGGAGACTTGTTGATTGGCAAGAATGGCTATGTGGGCAAGTATGGAACCTATCTTGACCATGCAACCACATACCGATTGCAGTATTTCACGACTTATGCTGACTTGGGACAGCCCAATGTCACATCTATTCTGAAGCGTATTGCTGTGGTGGTTATTGGTGGCTCAAGCCAAGGCTTCATCATCAAGTGGGGATATGACTTCACGGGTCAGTATTACTCCACCACATTGCAAATTCCTCAGTCTACTGTTGCTGAATATGGTACTGCTGAGTATGGGGCGAATGGTGTTCCTGTTGCCTACTACTCAGATGGTATTTCTTTGCAGACTTTGGTTGGTCAAACATCAGGCTCTGGCAAGACTGTGCAGACAGGTTATGAAGTGCAGATCAATGGGTATCCTGTGAGCATTCAAAAGATTGAGATACAAGCCAAGAATGGCAAACTGGTTTAAAGGAATTTGACATGAACTACACCAAAACCACCAACTTTGCGGCTAAGGATGCTCTGTCGCCAGGGAATGCAAGCAAGGTTGTCAAGGGAACTGAGATTGATACTGAGTTCACCAACATTCAGACTGCCATTGCAACTAAGGCAGATGGAACCTTCACAAACTTCAGTTTTGTTGAAAGCGGCACTAATCTGCTTATTCGTCACTCAGGGACTGATGTAATGAAGATTGACAGTTCTGGGAATCTGACTGTGTTGGGCAACATTGTGGCTAATGGCACTGTTTAATGAAAACAGTACAAAACAATCTCAATGTAACTTGCAAGTGCTTGCAGGTTCTTTTGTCATTGGGGGTGTGATATGGCATTAAGTAACGATGCAATGCGAATGTTGCAAGTGCGCTATCCTGCATACGCAGCAAAATGGAATGAGTTGTCAGCTATTCCTGGACTTGAGGCAGAATTTGCTAGAGGGTTTAGTCTTGTCAATCAAGCATCATATGCAAGTGATGACGATACGAGTGCAAGAACAACAGGGGCTACTGGCGTAGCAATCATGGACAAGGCTCTTAATGATGCCTCAACCAATCCCGTTGGATTTGTAAAGTCAAACTTGCTTGAATCGATGGTTGTTGGCAATTCTGACTTGGCAACAAATCAAGTTAAATACTTGCAACAAAACAATGTGCCAACAATTGACATAAATAATTTATGGCAAGAAAACATAGCAAAGATTGAACAAGGACAAAGAAGAAGTAAAGAGGGAATCTCTCCTGGACAGCTTGCATCATTGGGGCTTGCCGTAATATTGCCTGGGGTTGGCTCTGCTATTGGTGGACAACTGTTGGCAGCAGGACTACTTCCTGTTGGTACTACTGTAGCTACTGCTACAGCGGTTGGAACTGGATTGGCAAATGCCGCCCTACAAGTTGCACAGGGTAAGTCGGCAGATGAGGTTCTGAAAGGTGCTGTAGTTGGTGGCGCGGCGGGTTATGTTGGCGGCAAAGTTGGTGACTATTTGGTGGGCGATGCCGGTACGGTAAAAAACCTTGTTACAAACACAGCGGCAAACATTGTGGCAGGGAAGAATCCAGAAGATGCCGTTATAGCTGGTCTTGCTAATACTGGTGCTGGTCTTGCTGGTGGCGCTGCTGCTGGTGCAACTGGTTCTGCGGCTGCTGGTCAATTGGCGGCAGGAACTACTGCTGGTTTGCTTACTGGTAAAACGCTTGACCAGTCATTGGCTCAAGGTGTTAGCAATATAAAGTTGGATTCTCTTATTCCAGGTTCTGTTGCAACTGTTCCCACTGAACAACAAGTTCTTGCTGGTCAGCAAGACTTGATGAATCAGTTGGCTCCTTATGAGTCAACAATTCCTGCGGATACAACTGCATCATCATTTGACACAAAAGATGTTATTAATGATGGTTCTGGATTTAGTACAACAACAACTGCACCAGCAATCATAGATTCAGGAGTAATAAATCCTGCTACAGATGTTGCAAATGTTGTTGGAACAGACGCAACTCAAATAGACACCACACAAACTGCTGTAAATACTGGAGTAAAAACCATGGGTGAAGATGACGAAGTAATTGATTATGAAGGCGCTGGAATGTCTGCTGGTCTGAGTGAATACTTGGCAGACCCAGAGGGCGCTACCATGTATGCTGGCATTCAACGAGAGTTGAATTTAGACCCAGAAGGTGCGGCAATGTCTGCGGGTTTAAGTCAGGCTATCCAAGATTACTCAACAGGCACTGGCCTATCGGTCAAAGATGTTGTTAAATTCTTTAAAGATAATCCTAATCTTGCCAAAGCCGCAACCAGTGTGATTTCTAGTGGCGTTGGCTTGTTTGGCACTAAGTTGGCTACTGATACTGCCACTGCTGCCGCTAAAGCTGCCGCTGACGCACAAAGGTTCAAGCCTGTTGGCGTGACCACTAGGTTTGGAACTACAGACTACACATACGATGCTGAAGGCAATCTTAAAACTGCTGGTTATACGCTGACTCCAGAACTCAAGGCAATCCAAGATAAGTTAATGTCTGGTGCAACTCTGAGTCTTGATGAGGCTAAGAAGGTTGCAGACCTGTATGACCCACTGAAGAAAGCATCTGCAAGCCTGTTTGATTTGGGTACATCGTATCTTGCCAAAACGCCAGAGCAAGTTGCCTCTGACTACATGGCAAAGCAACAAGACTTGTTGGCTCCTAGCCGTGAGCGTCAACTGTCTCAGTTGCAAAATACCTTGTTCCAAACGGGTCGTGGTGGTTTGTCTGTTGGTGCAACAAGTGCCCGTCCTAGTGGTGCTAGAGGTCTTGGCGCAACCACTCCTGAGATGGAAGCCTACTACAACGCACTGGCTCAACAAGATGCTGCTTTGGCGGCAGGGGCACAGCAAGCTGGTCAACAGAGTGTTTTGTTTGGCAAAGGATTGCTTGGTGCTGGTGGCGAGTTCCTTGGCAAGTACACTGCTGGTCAGACTTCTGCCTATGATCCATTCAAGACTCTGTTGAGTACTGCTGGCACTGTTGAATCAATGGGTGCTGGAGCATTGGATGTGGGTACTGCATTGGGTGGAAGAAGGACTACTGCGGCAAGCAATGCGGCAACCACTTTGTTGCCAACCTCATCTGTTAATCCATATAGTTCATTGTTTACAAGCCTTGCAGATGATCCACAATTTAAAGCGGCAGTTCAATCGTTTTTAACTGGTGGCGCAAAACCATAAAGGAATAGTCATGGCAGATATTGTTGGAAGTTTGTTTGGTGTGACCCCTGAGTTGTACCAAGAGCAACGGGATCAGATGGCTCGTCAACGGGCTATGCAATTGGCACGAATGGCTCCTCTTGAGCAAGCATCCTATGGTGCTGCCAGGGCTGGTCAACAATTGGGTGGTGCATTTGCCTCTGCAATGGGTGTGGAAGACCCACAGATGCGTCTGATTAGCCAACGCAATGCTTTGGCACGACAGATTGATATGAGTGATCCTGAGTCCATCATGCGTGGCGCACAGATGGCGGCACAGTCTGGTGACACAGCGGCAGCTACTGCCTTGGCTAACTATGCTCGTCAAGCGGCTGTTGATTTGTCTACGATTCAACAGAAAACTGCGGAGAAGATGACCACTGAACAACGCAATGCTTTGGCTTTTGCGGCATCTGTTGGTCGCCCTGGCTCTCCTGAGTTCAATAGAGCATATCAAGATAAATTGACTGAGTTGACAACAAAACCAGAGTCAACATCTAATGAGATGAGAAATGCCGCTGCAATTGCTGGCGCTGAGTTTCCTGTTGGATCGCCTCAATATGTTGAAAAATATAGATCAGAATTAGCACGATTGACAGCAAAAGAACCAAAGGCTGGCAATGTAAAAGAAGTTGGTGTTGCAATGGGAAGCAGAGAGCCTGTTTACCTTGATGTAAATCAAGACCTTCAATTTATCTACCAAAAAGGCGCAGATGGTAAGCAGATGCGTGTTCCTTATTTTGGTGGCGTTGATAGAGCAACAGCAACATCAACTACAAAAGTTGAAGCAGAAAGAAAGCAAACAGAATTTGAAAAGCTGTTAGACAAAAAAGATGCTGATAGAGTAGGCAATGCAATGACATTGCAAGAAAATGCAATAGCCTCATTAAATTCATTAAACAGATTAAATCAACTTGACCAAAGCGCATTGATTAGCGGTTCTTTTGCAAGTGGCAGATTGGGAGCAACAAACTTGCTTAATACACTTGGCCTTACAAGTGCCAAAGATCGAGATGTACTTGCAAAATCTGAAAATTATCAAAAGACTGCTGGTGATGTAATTCTTGCTACTCTTGGTGGAAGACTTGGATCAGGATTCTCAAATGCAGATCGTGAATTTATCCAAAGTCTTGTTCCTCAACTGGAGAACAGTCCGCAAGCCCGTAAACAACTTATTGAGTTTATGGTTAAAAAGAATCAAGGAATTGTTGATGAAACAACCAGATTGGAAACCTATGCAAGAAAAGAGAAAACTCTTAAAGGATATGTTCCAACAATTCCAATTGTTAATTTAGGCGCAAATGCTCCAAAGCCTTTGTCAGAATTAAGCAATGAAGAATTGATGAAACAATTTAACGAATTGAAAGCCAAAAAACCATGAGCAGTCTACAAGATGTTGAAGCAGAAATGCAACGCAGAGGATTGACAACCTCTAGCCAATCTGTTTTTGACCCAGAAGAAGGTGGAGTTTCTGAGTTCAAAAAGTTTGGCGAATCTTTGCTTAAAGGTTCAGCTAAAGGAATTGTCAGTCTTGTTGGTGGATGGGGAAACTTGTATGACTACCTAAAAGGAAGCAAAGACCCAAATGCTTTTTCTAGCGCAGGGATTGCAAATGCTGTAAAAAATCTTACTGGCGTTAACATTCAATCAATTCCAGGTTATCGTGGAGCCTATGAATTTGGAGAGGCTGGCGCTCCTGCTGCGGCATTAACTGCTGTTGGTGTGCCAGGATTGTTTGGCAGAGGAGCCAAGGGAACTCTTGGCGAATTTGGTGTTTCTGGAACAACTGGAGTTCTTGCACAACAAGTTGCACCAGATAGTCCAACGGCTCAATTGGCTTTGCAAATGTCTCCTTATGCAGCAAAAGGCGGCCTTACTGTTGCTGGTCAACAAATGACAAAGCCAGCAGGTCTTTTTCCTCAAACAGCAGAAACAAGTGAATTAACAAGAGTTGGAAGACTTACTCCTGGTGAACTTGGTTTAAGCAGAGAGCAATTAGCAACAGAAGCAAGAATTTCTGCTGAACCATCAACAGGAGCATTGCCATCTGAGTTCAAGAAAGCACAGGCTTATGATGTTGAGTCTTTTTTAACAAACTTGTTTAACAAAGCAAGCGACAAAACACTTAGCCCACCAGATGCTGTTCAAGCAGTTGTTTCTTCCTTTAACAACTATGGGAAATCGCTTTCTTCAAGATTGAGAAGTGATGCCGCAAAAGACTTTAGTG